CGTGACTCATCCGCCTTGCTGGTGCTCGCTTCTTTCTCCTTCTCCTTCTCGTAATCTTCAACGAGGCGTGTGTGCAACTCTCTGTCGAGCATAAGACCTTGTTCCTGGGCTGCAATGTGGTTAATCACAAATGCGAGTTCCTGGTTTACGCGGCCTGCGCTCTGGCAGAAAGGCTCCATCTCCGGCCGCACGGTAGTCGAGTCATAGACATGATCACCGGGCTGGAGTGCCTCTTTGAACGAGTCGGGAAAGTTTGTGGGCCAAAGGTTGCCCATGAAGAAGTGCGCACCTGCGCGGTGCAACTCCAACTTCGTCGCCAACGGGAGATTGCCACGGTTACCGTCTGGCACAAATTTCTTCGTTCTGTTAATGCGAAGAGCAATTGTGTAGGCGGCTGCTGCGGCGACCATTCTGGCTGAACGGTCTTTCTTCTCCTGCTCCGTCCGTGGTGGATCAAGCACGTCAAGCTCTGCTAGATCTTCCAAGGCCGTTGCGGGTCCTATGTCGGCGGCGTCGTTATCGTCGTGTTTCGGCGGGTCGGGTGTCGGGATGGGAGTTGCTTCAGGGTTGGCGTCGCACACCACTGGCTCGTCCTTCTTGACCTCAAAGTAGACATCATCGGCGTTCCAGCACAACGGAAAAGCCATAAGCTCTTCGACGTTGGTGGCACGCTCGCAGTGTTCCTTGAGGAAGTCGAGACGAAAGCCTGGCAACTGCACAGCCAGCAAATCCTCCATCCATTCCTGCCGCTCATTTGGATACTGTTCTTCCAAATCTGGATACTCGCGAGTCCACCATGACTCGGTCTCGGCCACTCTGTCGCTCACAACGATGTTAGGTTGGATGCGATCGAGGGCGTCACAGACTATCTGAAAGACAGGAGTATTGCGGTCGGTTAGCGACAAAGATTTCCACTTTTGGTAAAACTTTTCGACTGCCGGGGCGTCCTTGAGAGTGGACATGTGGACTTTGCCCAGTGCGCGGCGGATGTCAACGCAGGAGGTGGGATCACCTTCCCATACGTCTGGTCCATAGTATCGTGCGAGGAAATTTACGCCAAGTGAGCCTCGCTGCAGGAAGTTAGGTTTTGCGACCATACCGATTGCTGTGCATGCCTGCACAACATATTGGTCAGGTAGGTCACCTGCAGAAGAGTCATCGCCCCCAGCGATGCACTTAGCGACAAGTTCATCCCAAGCTTCTTGCCATGGATTTTGAACGCCGCGGTCGCGGAACATGTAGGCGTATCCTAGAAAGAGCATGAATACACAAACCAACGTGTTTAGCACGGAGGTCTCGGGTGAACCCGAGGCTCTTGATTCGCCTTGCCTAAAATGCACACCTTGCCGCGTGACGCCCTCACGGTGACGTCCAGAGGCATGCATTTGCCGGATTGCTTGCGCCAGTTCAACCACAAACAGGCGTAGCAGGAACATGAGCTCCAGCAGTCGGCACACAAAGTTAATGTGTCCGTCCATCTTGCTGAAGTCGTTGAAGTTCGCTCCGGTCTTGGATCTATCGAGAGTTTCGGCCATCCTCTCGGCGACTTCCTTAGGCGTCTTCCCAAACGCGTAGAAGTCGAATTTCTTTAAATGTGCTGCTGCCGCA